ATTTTGCCCTGGAAATCAGTTCTTCCTTTGTCATGCCCTGCCGCCTTTCCTGCTTCCTACTTTGCCGCTGCCGGATTCTTTACACGGATGAATCCATTCTTGGCAACCACGTTTCCGCCCATGAACACATCCGCACGGTAGGCAACCTGGCCCTGCTTAAATTTGTAATGCTCGGATTTCCTTGCATCAATATCACTGAAAATTGCCACTTCATAATTGCTTAACGGGCCGTATGCCATGGCATATGCCCCGGCGGTTCCTCCAACCTCTCCGCAAGCGGAATTTATGATAAAAGGCACTTCATCAATGGTTCCCGTGTTTCCATGGTTCTTGATTGTGTACACCTTGCGGCCCTGCTTGTCACGCAACTTTGCGAACTTTTTAAGGTCCTTTTTGTTGAGGATAAGCACGGCAACGTCCTCCACATCTTCATCACCGCCATAGGAATAAATGATTTCATCCAGGGTCCCGTCATCAATGGCCGTAATCGTGGTGATGTCCGTGGACGGGTCAATGACCTGCTCCTTTTCTTCTGTGGGATTGAAAAAGATGCCACGGAACTTTCCAGTGCCGCCCGGCCCCACTAAAATCTGTCTGGAAGCGTAACGCTTGATTGCACGGGTCACGCTGTCCTCCACCACGGCATCATAATCCGCATCCGGCAATTTAATCATTTCTTCCGGCTCTTCGGCATAGGCCGTGATTTTCTCCCGTACAATCTCCGCATAGTTAAATTCCGGCTCGGAAGCGTTGTAGTCCGCTCCCTCTGCGGTGCTTCCTGCCCCGTCCCCATAGGAAACCACATAGGGCCGTCTGTAGCTTTCGCCGCCCGGAAGCGGAACGGTATGCACCCGGTCAATGAGGGAAGAAACATTGTTGAACGTGGGGGAAATGTCCGGGCTGTCATGCTGCGGCATCACAATCCCGTTGGCGGTGGAAAGTGCGTTCCTGGGACTTGCCAACGCCTTTGCCTTAAAAGTGACTTTCTTCCCGTCCTTTAAGGCCCTGCCGCTCTTTGCCCTGGCCTGGTTCTTCGGCTCCTGGCTCCCCTCTCCGGCTCCCGGTTCCTCTGCCCCCTCTTCCGGCTCCGCTGTCCCTGCTGCTGCGGCGGCTGCTGCCATCAATTCTTCCCTTGTCTTGATTTCATCCAGGATTTCACCAATCAGACGCATTTCGTCCATGGCATCCGTCAATTCCTGGCCGGAAAACGCCTGGGCTTTCTTCCCCAGGTCCGCCGCCCGGTTTTTAAGTTCCTTTTTGGAAAGTTTCATCAACTCTTCTCTTGTCATTGCTATGTTCTCCTTTCTTACTCCCTCACCTGGTCATGTACTCCATGGCAAGTGAAACAATCTCTTTCCGTCTGTCCTGCTCCCCGGTGTCCTGCTGCCCTGCTGCTGCACTCTCCGGCTTTAAAATCTCACTTGGCGTATTGTGGCAATACAGCTTCGTGTAATCCTGCACCGCTGCGGCAATGGTGTTTTCCTCCCCCACCTTTACCCGGAAATACTCCGCCGCCTGGGTTCCGTTCAGCCATGTTTCTGCTTCCACCATCCCTTTCACCGTTTCTATGTCCACACCCTCCGCCAGATGTTCTGCATAAATGTTCATAATGCCGCTTTCCACGGCATCCAGTTTTTCCGCCATCTTTCTAAGTTCCGTGGCGTTCCCCTCGCACCCTGCCCATGGCTTGTGAATCATCAGATAAGCGTTTGACGGTATGGTTGGCATATCGCTGTCCGCAAAGGCAATGACGGAAGCAATGGACCCGGCCAAGGCATCCACATGGACGGTTTTCTTTCCCTGGTATCTTTTCAGCATATTGTAAATGGCAATCCCGGCGAATACGGAACCGCCGCCGGAATTGATGTATATGTTCAAATCCTTTCCCCCGGCTTCCGCAAGGAAATTCTTGATTGCATCCGGGTACTGGTCCTCTTCCTGCCAGGCTCCACACCAGTCTGAAACAATGTCCCCATAGAAATATAGGTCCACGGTGGTTTCCGCCCAGTTTTTAAACTCATAAAATCGTTCCACGGTTGCGTTTGCCCCATCCCGGCACGCCGTAAATCTTTTCTTTGTCCTCGGCATCCTCCTAACCCCCTTTCATGGCCGTAAAATAAGCATTGGCCGCCGCTTCCATTGCCCGGCGTTGTCTGTCCTGCTGCCCTGGCGGCGGTTCCCCATTTCCGCCCTGCTGCCCGTCCTTTCCCACTTGGTAAAGGCTCTGGTCCCCGGCTTTTACATAGTTCAGCGAAACCATACGCACGTCCCCGTCCTCCGTTGGCGGATAATACATAAGTGCCCGGTATTCGTTTATTGTCATGGCTCCACGGTCAAACATGTTTCCGCCTATTGTGTCCCTGGTCTGCAATGTCGCATACTGCAAAAGGTTGGCGGTAAACTCTATCTTGTTTCCATACCCTATTTCCCGTGGCGTAAGAAGTTTAAATGTGAACTCATAACCCAACTGGATTGCTATTGGCTCAATCACATTTTCATAAAATGAAATCCATTCCTGGTCTGAAAGGGTGGAAGTCAGCACCTTTTCATTCACGCCGTAATAGCGGTATACGTTGTCACGTAAGAAAGTAATCTGTGCCGTAGGCAACGGCGTGGTCTTTGTGCTGATTTCGTGGAACTCATATGTGCTATCCAGTGCCGCAACTCCCCCGGCGTTGGAAGCGTTCATATATGATTCCTGGAACTCCTTGGCCTTTTCCTTTAGTTCCTTATCATCTGCAAGGTTGCTATATTTCAGATACCCGGAAAGGCTATTGGAATGGTTTACAATGTTCTTAATCATTTCCCCGGATGTTTCCACAAGGTCCAGGCTCCGTTTTAACTCAATATCCGGGGACGTTCCCAGGAACCGCTTTTTGTTGTACCTTGCCTTTATGTGGATGACGTTCTGGTAAGGCACTGTGTACGTTTCCCCGTCATAATCCCAACGGAAACGGAATAGGACGTTGTGGCGGTCATCCTCAAAAATGCGGTAACTTTTCGTTGTAATCGGTTGTATGCTCGTTACCCTTGTAAAATCCTCATTGTAAAAAATCACGGAAAAGGAATTGGAAGTATAAACCAAATCGGATGCTATGCGGTAAAGGAAATCATAGGTTGACATTTCCGGGCATGGCCGCAAGGTCAAAATCCTTGCCAGATAGTCATTTTTCACCGTCAGCCCTTTTTCATCCTTTCGGATTACCTGGGGCTGTAGCTTGCCCACGTTCTTTGCTATGGCATCCGCTATGGCTCCCACAATGTCATTATCCCGTAACGTCCCCGTTGGCACATATTCCCCACGGCTCAATAAAAGCGGTCTGTACTTCGCCCTAAAGGCTCCGAATACGTTTGCAATGATTCCCGTACTATTACCCCCTTTCCTCAAAAATAGGCCCATGGAACACGCCCATGGACCCATTGTAAATATATTCGTGTTGAAATTCTGACCCACTTTAAAATCCTGCTGCCGGACGCCGCCTTATGCCGCTTCGTTCAGCAGCTTCTTTCCAATCTCGCTATGGTATTTTGAAACCATTGTCATTGCATCAAATACAGAAACCGCCCCGTCTATCCTTAACCGCTTTTCAATCTTTACGGGCTTCATGCGGCTGTCATTCATATTGATTTCCACGGCCACGTTCAAAAGGTGGGATGCCAAAAGGGTATTGTCCCCCAGGTTATACTTTCCGTCCTTTAAATCCCCCTCGAATTGGTGCAGGATAGGCGTTAGGTTGGTGCCCTGGTAAACGTCATCCGTCTGGAACCCGGCCATTTTAAGTTCGTCTATCAAATACCCTGCCATATATCGGTCATAGCCTATTTTCAGAGGACGGATTTTATAAACCTTTACCAGTTCTATGAACCATTTGTAAACGTCCTTGTAATCCACCTGGTTTTCCCCGGATATTTCCAGGAACCCCCGTTCCCGGTGCAGATTGTAGGGCACGTTATCTTCATTCACGGCCACTTCATACCGTTTCTTGGGCATATAGAATTTTGTTATGACGTTCCATTTCCCGTTCTTCCAGATAACGATTGATGCCGCCGTAAGGTCCGTTGTGCGTGAAAGGTCTATGCCACCCACGCAATAACAACCCCGGAACTGCTCCAAAGTAAGGTGTATGTCCTCGTTTACGGCTTTCATCACGTCCCAATAGTCAAGCCATGCCACACTGGAATTTTGCTTGATATTACAGTATTTTGTAAGGAACTCCACTTTCTTTGAAAGGGATGCCCTTGCAATTTCTATCTGCTCAATGTAAAATTCCTCTGTCACGGAAACGCCCAGGTTGGGATTGCTCTTTTTCAGTTCTTCCAGGCTGTCCCATTTCTCTATATTGTCAATCATGTAGAGGAAAGGCAGAATCCGGCTTTCCTTGGAATTGCCCTTTAGGAATGACGTTGCACGCCGCATCAGTTCGTCATATACCCCGTCATTTATGTACCCTGCCGTTGATATGGACAATATAAGCGGCTGCTTCCTTGCCCCCAGGGCGGAAGTCATTACTTCGTACTGCTTCAATCCCTGGTCCCCCGGCCAGGCTTCCATTTCATCATTGACAACCATCTGCGGATTGAAACCGTCTGATTTTTTGGAATTAAAGGCAATCTTTTTGATGCTTGTGTTAAATTCCTTGATGTAAATGTCACTCCGGCGTTTCTTCGTGATGCTTTCCAGTTCGTCATCCGCCTGGACAATCTGGTAAAACGCATCATACACAAGGTCCGCCTGGTCCAATTTAGGGGCAAGGAAATAAACCTTTGCCCCATACTCCCCATCTATATACGCCATGTATGCCGCTATAGCGGCGGCGAATAATGTTTTCCCGTTCTTACGGGCAACAACAACGAAAACCTCCCTAAACTGCCTATACCCGGTCTTTTTATCCATGATGCCGAATATGGCACTTACAATGGCTTTCTGCCACAATTCTAATTTCAGTAAATCGTTACGGCCCTCGGAATGGTGGCAAAAGTTTTCTATAAAAGTTATGGCCTTGTCTGCCTTTTCTCCGTCAAAATCCCACTTGCCACTTTTAAGGCCATCCACAAGTATTTTGTAAATGGTCCTTATCCACTCGCCTACCGTTACGGTGCCGTTTTGTATGGCATCCCAATACTGAAAGATATAATTATTTTCCATTCCTCAACGCCGCCAATCTGCTTATGTTCTTTTTCTCCTTTGGCGGCAGATATTCAATAAGCGTGTGGATTATGGCCGTATACTGGCGTGAATACTTTTCATAAATTGTGGCAGACGGGTGGGCCTTTACAAACTTCTGGGAAGCGTTCACGGTTTCCGTTGTAAGCCCCTCTTTTTTCAGTTCTTCCTTGGCCTGGAAGCACGCCACTTTCAGAAATGCCGCTTCCTCTATCAGCGAATTTACCAGGTTTTTCTTGTCCTCATCATCTATCCCGTCAAACATTGGCTTTAAAAAATCTATCTCTTTTTTTATCCGGGCCGGTGTGATTTTGTTTACTCTTCTCTTAGGTTTCGTGTCGGATTTCTCTTTATTTTCATCCAGTTTTTCCGCCTTTTTTGGCGTGTCGGTTTTCTTCGACTTACTTAAAGAAGATTTTTTCTTTTCCTCCATGTTCATCCCCCCTCATATGCGTGCGACCCTGCGGAGTTTTTTTGAGGTATCTCCCTCGGTTCTTCCGTCCCCTCCAAAATTCTGCCCACCGGGGGGGGCGTACCCTCTCCTTTTCTCCTGGCGGCGGCAGCAGGTTCCCGTTTCCGTCAAATCGGTAACGTGCGGCGTGCTTCGCCTTATGCTCTTTGTTGTGGCAATCCTCACAAACC